GATTTAATACTATCTTTAGATTTAGGTTGTTTAGTGTCTTTTTTAGGTTGCTTAGTATCCTTTTTAGGTTGTTTAGTATCCTTTTTAGGTTGTTTAGTATCCTTTTTAGTTTTTATTTTAATACATCTATTCGTAATTGGATTTAGTATTTTACCTTCAGGACATACTTTTATAGGTTTGTCATTTTTAACATTTTTAACATTTTTAATACATTTACCGGTTTCTGGATCTCTTATTTTACCTGCTTCGCATATTTTAACGCATCTTCCTGTTTTAGGATTAATTTCTTTTCCATCAGGACATTCTTTTTTATCCATTATATTGATACTTTATAGTTTATTCTATTTAAAAAAGATATATTATAATGTTGAAGTAATTATATTATGTGCCTTCTTAAATATTTTAATCCTTTCTATATTATGATTTTTAATATGTTCTAAAACCTCATTGTATGTAAACCATTTTAAAGCCCTTACTTCTCTAATTTGCTCCATACAATTATTATCAAGTAATATTTTAGCATCTTCTTTCACTATTTTTGCTATATAATAAACATGTTTATATAAAATATTATTAGTGCCGAAAAATATTTCCTGAAATGGTATAATTTTGCTGTCTATTTGTATATCATCTTTATATAATTGTGTTTCCTCGCAAAATTCTCTTATAGCACAATCTATATCAGATTCCTTAATTTTTTTTCTACCTTTTGGAAATCCCCATTCTTGCTCTGTATAATTATTTTTATAATTTTTCAATGATATTAAATTTTTAAAATAACTAGTATTTATAATATTATCAAACTTGTTTTTTGAATCTATATATTCTTTTGTTTGCTTAAAATTATTATGAGTATTTTGACTCCATGTATAATTCCATATATTATCAAAACTATTATTTAATATCATCTTTTTTTCATTATCAGTCATATATTCAAATAATTGTTTTAAATAGTCATAATCATCTACATTATATTTTCCTCTTACAAATTCCATAAAAGACAAGCTATCTTTTCTCTGTATCATTATATATTTTACATTATTATCAATGATCTTATAACAAATTATACCAAAACTCATTATAGGATGAAGACAATCTTTATATAAATGTCCGTTTAATCCACAATTTCTACATGTTTGTGGGCGAAAATAATTAGTTTTTTTATTATTATCGTCATCTCTATTTTTCATCTTATAACATTATAATAATATAGTTAGTGATTTCTTAAATATATTTATAAAAATAAATTAATATTATTAAAAAGACGAATAATTGTCACTTGAATCGTATCCACTTAAACCTTCTTCAGTAATACCATTAGAGCCCCCAAATTGATTCATTGCTTGCTGTGGAGATCTCATTTGTGCTGGTGGTTGCGGTTGTGGTTGCGGCTGTGGTCTCATTTGAGATGTTTGAGGTTGAGGTGGTTGAGATGGTTGAGGTTGAGGTCTCATTTGAGATGGTTGCTGTTGCGGTTGCGGTTGCGGTTGAGGTTGCGGTTGCGGTTGTTGTACTCGTGGTTGTTGTTGTGATCTTTGCGAAGATTCATTTTTCATGCTATTTAAATCTTTTTCATTTTGTATCATAACATTTGCCGCATATTTATTAGCAGTATCATTATCTATTTTTTTATTTTCTTCAGTTGTATTAACTCTTTCATTTGCCATATCATAATCAGCCATAGACATTATTAAAGATACTATAATCATTAAACAATATACTATTATAAAGAAGGTTATAACCCATGCTAAAACCCAGCACCACCAGCGAGTTGTGCTATTTCCACCTGTCACAATACAAGTTAATTCAAATAATGACATAAGTACTGAAGGTAATGAAACTAATATTATAAATAATACAAACGCAAATCTTTGCTCTATGGATATTTTACTTGATGAAAATAATATCGCCAAACATAATATAAAAATAGTTATAAATAAAGCAATACCCGCATATTTTGATTGCTCAGAACCTAAAAATAAAGCTTCTAAACTTATTTGTGGATTGTTATTCTTATACATATTAATTCTCTATATGATAGAAAGAAAAATAAAAAATGATAATCATATAAAAAAGTTACTAATAACAATAAATAATGGGCATTCCTTATTATTTTTACAAATTATCTCAGAAATATAATAATATAATTTCTAACAATAAACCAAATAATACAGATATATTCTGTATAGATTTTAATGGTATTATACATAACGTGGCGCAAAAGCACATATATAATGCCGATTACGCAGATATAGAAAATATTATTATTGAAGGTGTGTGGGAAAAAATAGAATTATATATTAAGGAATACCAAGCATCTAAATATATTATATGTGCCGATGGTGTAGCTCCTGTAGCGAAAATGTTTCAGCAAAGAAAAAGAAGATATTTAACAATTTATAAAAATAAAATAGATGCTGATAATATTAAAAAATCTTATTGGGATACAAATGCTATTACTCCTGGTACAAATTTTATGAATAAATTAAATACATTTATTAATAAAAAAATTAGATATTCTACGTATCAAGCTAATATAATATATAGCGGAAGTGATGAAAATGGAGAAGGAGAACACAAAATATTTAAAATGTTGAAACTTGAAAATGATAATAATGATATTATTATAAATGGTCTTGACGCCGATTTAATTATATTATCATTAATTTCACGAAAAAATAATATATATTTAATGCGCGAATCTATTGAGCGTGAAACTGGCGAATTAGTAAAGAATTATTTAAATATAGATAATTTAAAAAAAGCTATTTTAAATGAAGTTAAAATTAAATGGGAATTAAATATCAATAATACAAGCAGCGATGATAATGATGATAATGATATTATTGAAACTTATTGTACTATGATATCTATATTAGGAAACGATTTTCTACCACATCTATTAACAATAGATTTAAAAACAGATGGTATTGATAAAATATTATATGCTGCTAAACAATCTATAAATGAATATGGCTTACTTGTTAAGGACGGAGTTATAAATTATGATACTTTAAAAAATATATTTAAATACTTATCTACAAGCGAAGATAATGATATTCATAATATCTGTGAAAAATATATTAATAAAAAGGAAGGTATATCAAAACTACCAAGTGATAATTATGCTTTGAAAAATAAAGATAAGCTATGTTATTATATATATAATAATCCTGGAAATTGGCACAAAGAATATTATAAGTCAATATTTAGCAACAATATTACTATTGATTCAACGGTGATGTTTAATGCTTGTAATAATTATATTATTGGTATTTACTGGGTTTATCAATACTATAAAGGTATAAATGTAGATAACGAATGGTATTATCCCTACAATTACCCACCTACTATTAAAGATTTAACAAATCATTCTATTGCCTATAGTGAGCCAATTATTAATACTAATACTGATTTCGTACCATATTATATACAACTATTAATAGTATTGCCAAGAGAAAGCTCGCACTTATTAAATAATAAATACAAAAATTATATGAGCGATATTTATATGGGACTATTTCATATGTACCCATTGAATTATACTATTCAAACATTCTTGAAAACGCAATTATGGGAATGTAGCCCGATTTTACCATTAATTAACATTAATTATATTAAAAAAATAATAGATAATTAAATAATTTATATTATAAATTAATTAAGCTTCCAAAGCCATTAATGCTTTGGCATTTTTATTATTTGAATAATAAAACCACGATTTCTTTTCAGGTTCCCATCTCGCTCCTAATTTTTTAGCAGCATCTTTATTTTTATAAGGAATGCTAATATATATCTTTTCGGCTTCTTCAATTATTGGTACTAATTCTTTAGTATTAACCGATGATAACTCGATAATATTAATAGCGCGCTTATTTTCATCACTTATATTTTCATCATAATACCATTTTTTTTCATTTAAATCCCATTTAGCACCGAGTTTTTTGACTTCATCTTTATATTCATACGAAACATTGATATATGTTTTTTTATCTTTATAATCTTTTTTATTTTCAACTCCTATCGCTAAATTTGCCAATCTATCAGCATTGTAATTTCCGATTGAATGTTCGTCTTGTAAATTAGTATGTGCTTTAATATGAAATATTTTGATATTTTTTTTATTAATTATTAAACTACGTAATTTTTTTAATAATTCAATATTTGGAGGCACTTTGTCGGTAGATGTTCTCCAATTATTTTTTTCCAATTTTTTACTATAACTACCGGCACATTTAATTACATATTCAGAATCAGTATAAATATTAATAATTCTATTTTCATCATTTAGTATTTCAATAGCCCTAATAATGGCATTTAATTCACCAGTATTATTACTTTGTTTTCCTAAAACGCGACCATAATCATTGCGTTCGTCATTTTCACCAAAATAAACACCATATCCGGCTTTCGCATCATCCTTCCCGTTATTGACGCATGACCCGTCGATATATACGTTGACATAATCCATAATAATTTGTTGTATTATTAAATAAAAATAATATTATTAATCAATTTTTAACTTATATTCCACATTATTTTCATATTCTATTGAATATCCATTTTTAATATAAAATTTTATTAATCTTTCGTGATTTCCATTTTTATCTACAAATAAATAAATAGTACCATTTAAATGACTGCGAGCAACCGATAATATCATAGTGGCAATACCCTGATTTCTATAATTAATATCAACGCATAATTGATTAAGATAATTATCGCTAATTCCTATAAATCCTATGATTTTATCTCTTTTTTTATATAGTATTACTTTGTAATATTCTAAAATTCTATTTGATTTAAAGTTATTATTAATTAATATATTACATTTTTCTAATTCATCATTATTTAAATCACACCTATTTATAATATTGATATTTTCCATATTTAATATGATGATATTAATACATCCAGATTTTTAATAAAGCAGGACATAGACGCATGCTTAGGATCCCAACCCAATTTAATAATTTTATCACAATTTATATAATATCTATAATTAGTACGAGGTTTATTTTCTATATATTTTATATATGAACTACTATTTGTTTTTTTAATAATAATATTTGCTAATTCTTTAATAGTTAAAGGAATATCAACACCTACATTATATATTTCCGAATATTCTCCTTTAGACATTAGCAATAATATAGCATCGTTTAAATCTTCAATGTATAAAAAATCCCGTATATTATCACTACTATCACTACTATCACTACTATCACTACTATCACTACTATATATATTTATAGGGTTATTATAACAAGCATTATATATGAAATTAGGTATAACACTTTTAATGTTATCATATTTACCATATACATTATTACATCTTACAATTATGGCATTAATATCAAATGATTTAATATATGATTTAATTAATAATTCAATGGATGCTTTTGTAACCGCATATGGATTAGAAGGGTTAATAAGAGCATTTTCCGAAAATTTATTATAATCCAAAGATTCGCCATATACTTTATCAGTTGATAAATAAATCATAGGTATTTTATGTATTTTTAAACTTTCCAAGATTTTATTTGTTAACAATATATTATTATTGATTAATTTATCTATTTCATTAAATGAATCCACGTTATATTTTTCTTCCGCTAAATGTATTATATAATTGATATTATATATATCATATATAGCCGAAAAATCACAATCATTTATATCTTTTTTAATAAAAATAACATTATTACAATTTATAATATCAACTATATTATTTAAATTGTCTGGTATATTTAGTTTATCTATTATCACCAATTTATTTACTTTGTTATAAAAAAAATTACTAAAATTTGACCCAATAAATCCGCATCCTCCCGTAATAAGCAAATTAATATCTTTTAATTCCATTTTTAGTATATAAAATATATATGCCTTTATATAAAAAAATTTACCGAAAAATAAAAAATGTATGATATTAAGCACCATACATTTTTTATTTTTTCGTCATTTAGGCAATACAGAACTTGCGGCAGATGAAACGCGCTGTGTGCCTACAAGAACACGGGCACTTCCTCACGCCATTAGCATCTCGGTTAGAAATGCTTTTGTCGGGGTTGTTAGCGTTGTGATCGGGAGGGAGTTCAACCCATGCTTTAAGCATAAGAGGTTTGTTGAACTTGTGAGAAAAGCAACAATTACATTTGGCAAGCTTGGCAACCTCCTGTTCGGGAGTAGAACCTGCGGGAATATCTTCGTCGATAATCATCTTCATAATTGCTTATAATAAAAAATAGATAAACGCAAATCATTTTTTAAAACTAATAGAACATATTTATTCATATAGATTGATTCTTATGCTATTATTGAATATGTCTATATATTCATTGGGAATTTTATCAAAAGATACAAGTGATAAATTAAAGTAATATTTATCTAATAAATTATTATCTTCCAAATATTTTAATCTATCTTTTTCATTTAAATTAGCTATATATATAGCTTTATCTTTTGTAATAGAACTTGATATTTTTGGAATATTATCACTTCTATCTCCATAAATAGCCTTAAATTGTAAATCAATATTGGGGTCATTAAAACCACGTTTCTTTAACTCTTTAAACTGCATATTGTATATATTTACATTGCTATCTACCAGTTGTAAGAAATCATTATCATTAGTAATAATAATAATATTTTTATTAACATGCGGTTTAATTGTTTTATGTGCTATATATACGATATCGTCGCCTTCTAAACGTTCAGACGACAAGCTCTTAATATTCAAAGTTTTAATATATTCCGCAAATATATTGAATATTTTCTTATTAAAATTATTTTTTTGCGTTCTTGTTGATTTATACTTATCATACAAATCATTTCTCCATATATCACTTCGCATACAATCGTTACATAATACTATATTATCAATAGTTGTCTTCCAGTTTTTACATATTTTTTTAATATCATTGTTAATATGTTTATAAAATGCTGAAATAAATATATTATTATCCACTATATCTTCAATTTCAACATTAATTTTTTGGAAACTAAACCATCTATATGTAGCAAAATATCTGTGAAAAATATAGTAGCTACAATCAACAAGAATAACATTATTATTCTTATTTAAATTGATTATATTCATTTTATACAAATATCTATATATTTATTATTTAAATATTAATAATCAATTTTTATTCCTTCCTTTTTTCTTAGTAGCATTATCTTTATTTTCTTCGCTCCATTTTTCATACCATTTTCTCGCTTCTTCTAATTCTTTTTTTAATTTATTCTTATCCTTCTTTAATACTTGCCATTCTAATCTTATAGAATCAAATATTTGCTTTTTTGTCATTTCTTTATTATCACTATTGTTGTCTAAATTTTCAAGTCGGTATTTAATATAAATAGTATAATCATTTGTACGATTTTTATCTTTATTATCTTTGTTATCTTCATTTGGTTGAAAATGTTGCGGCTTTTCAGAATCATCAGATATTAAAGGATCTTCTTTTGTAATTTTGAGAATATTTTCGCGCTTTACCCACACTTTTTTATTATTTTTAATTTCAACAGCCCATAATTTATTATCATGTCCTTCCATAGCGGAATTAATATCATATCCTTCTGCCGACAATCCAAAACCAAGAGGAGATTTTTCATTGCCCGTATAAAACATTTTAGGGCAATTGATACAATTTTTTCTCGCCATTATCAAGAATATCTATATATTGTTTTATATAGTTATAAATGCTTTATTAAATCAATTTTTATATATAAAATGAACTGAAAGTATAAAAAATTGATTAAAATTTTTCATACAAAAATCTTACCTAAGATATTTTGCTATAATGCCGTTTATAGACAATATCAATAATATTTTTGAAAATAATATTAATCAAGATATATATTCTGACATATCACTTCTTACAGATGTGACAAAATTAGAATCAGATATTATATCTCTATATAAAAAAAATAAATATTGCGATATAAATAATAATGATATTATTGACAAAATTTTTGACGAGATTAACAGCAAATATAAAGATAGAAATAATATAAATTTTACGGAAATTAAAAAAAGTGTTAAAGAAGAATATCAAAAAATAATTGAACATAACAACCAGAAATACAATAATATTATTAAAATACATAATTACATAATAGATGATATGTAATATATTTTTATTATTGCTTTTTATTAAGTTAAAGGAAGTAATACTATATAAATTATGAGTGAGCGTCCTAAAATAAATATTTTTAAAATTATAATTTACGCGTGGATTATATTGTTCTTATTAATTATATCTAAATTCATACTTTTTTTCGTAGATATAATAATAAATATTAGCCCTTTTAGAAAATTCGTATTATACACATTCACATATAAATCAACGCCTCTGGGATATTTCGCACATTTTTATACTGCGATGACTGTTTTCCCATTGATGAAAATATACTTTATACTATTTTTTCTTGTTACTTTAGCGCTTATTATTATGTTTTTAATATGGCTAATATCCTTTAAAATTGTTAATTTTGACAATAGCAATAAGCCTATATTTAAATATTTTGAAGGTAAAGAGAAATTTCTAAAAACATTTAATATTTATTTTAATGAAATCATAGATATTTTATACTATTACTTAGAAAAATATCAATCAGATGTTAATGAAAGTTTTACCAATTTTTTAACTGAAGATAGTAGCCAAAATAATACTAATAATACTAATACTAATACTAATAATACTATAACAGAAAACTTTAAAAATAATGAAACAGATGACTATGAAGATATAGAATATGAAAAGGTATATTTTTATACTAATAAAAAGGCTGAAAATATTGATAATGATTATTATTCCGACGAAAGAATATCGGATTTTTTTAAAGAGAAAAAATATTATAATGTAAATGTTTATAAATACATAGATCAAAGCAATGCTGTTAAATTATACAAAGATATTGGTATCATAACGCCCGATATGAATGATGTTGAAATATCTATGTTATATGCTACTAATAAATTATTAGAAGGTAAAGTGTATGTATTGGAAGGCGAAAATAATATAGCGAGAAATAAATAGGATTAAATATAATATAAGAATAGATAAAGATTAGAGTTATGTTAGATTCTTTTAATAATACATTAAACAATGATACAGAAAATTTATATCAATATTTTTATTTAATTATTATATTTATATTTATTATAATATTTTGCTTATTGCTAATAGTCGACAATACTAATATACAGAATTCTGATATAATAACTTACATTTTAATTTCAGTATTTGTAATAGCAGTTATTTATTATTTAATAGCATATCAAAATATTTTATATAAAATGTCTTATTATTATTATGCTATACAATATCAATTAAATGATGTATATAATACTGATATAAATTATTATAATTTACTATTTAATTTAATGTTTATATTTATTTCTTCTATTATAACAATTATAATATATTGGGATAATGTATATAAAAACTCAGTAAAAATATCTAATTGTAATTCAATTATTAAAGTTATAGAAGATAATAGTGTTATTAAAAACCCATATATTTATTCAATAATTATTGTGAATATTAATAAAATAGATTCATCATTAAACAATTATGTTATAAAAATTACTTATGATTTTAAGAACAAAAATACCGAGTTTTATTATGGTAGCGACTATGGTTATGAAAATAATATATTTAATTCTATGGCTGAAAAACATAGTAATATTGAACGTAAAATAAAAGAAATAGAAGAAAATATTCGCAATGAGAATGATATGGATATTTTAGATAAATTAGGATATCAATTAAAAATAATGAAGGAATCAGATGTATATAAATCTTATTTATTAAATAAAGAAAAACGAAAAGACGATTTAACAAAATTCTATTATTTTAATCTAAATAACATGAAACCTTCTTATAAAGAAGGCGTTAATGTAAAAGCATTAAACAATATTAATGAATACAAATATTTCTGTGTTAATGAATCTGGAAATGCTATTAAAACTCATACAGCAAAATTATTAATAGATTTTACTAAATTATATGCCAGTAATGTTGATCATAGTACAAGTTTAATGTACAATATATTATTTGCCTATAAGAATAAAGATAAAATATCATTATAAAAGTAGATTGTAAATGAGTAATAATATTTATACTGATTTAGCATTTAAACAATATAATAATTTTATATTTAATTTTGAATTATTTTCCGAATATATTTTTTATACCTTAACATTAGTTAAAAACAAGACTATTAGTTTGCCTTATTATCAGCATTTTATTAATATAATTTTTATATTCTTAATTATTATAATTTTATATATATTATATAGAGATATTACATACAGGAATGCTGATAAAAGCAGAAGATGTATTGATATTGAAGACACCATTAAAATTAACTCTAAATTGAGCGAACCTTATAACTATAACATTTTTATCATTAATAAAAATGACACAGATGATATGCTAAAAAAATTCTGTTTATGTATTAAATATGATTTTGTTAATGAAAAGTCTGATGTTATTTTTGGTGCCAGAAATTACATAGAGCATCTTTTATATAGTAGTAAAAATATTAATGATATGTATTCAAAAGCATTTTCTGTTTTTAATTTAAATAAATTAGATGTTGATTTAATTACTTATGAAAATACATATTATATCAATAAATCAGTAATAACATCTCCCGAATATCTATATATTATTACTACATCTGATAATAATGTAATATTAAAAGATAGATATTCTGTTGAACTATCCAGATTTGTTAAAAAATATGGTTTTGACAATTCTACAAGTTTAGCACCAATATATAATATTTTATACGCCATTGATAATCAAAAAAATAAAAATTCTATATAAATATTTCCGTCATTAGTTCTTTTAACTCTTTTAATTTTTCTTCCTTTTTAATTTTTGGATAATTTATAATAAATTCTATGTATAAATCACCCTTGTTTTTACTATTCTGTATAGGCAAACCTTTACCTTCTACCAAATATTTTTTCCCATTAGACAATACCCCGAATTTATTTGTATTTATTTCAAAACTATCATCAAAATATGGTATGGTTATTTTAGTACCAACTACGGAATCTATAAATGATATTTTGAATTTATAATATAAATCGTTACCTTTTCTCTCAAAATATTTATGTTTTTCTATATTGATTCCTATAATAAGGTCTCCGGCCTTCATATTTTCATTTTTCGGCTGCTCTCCCATTTCTTGAAATGCTGTCTTATAATTTTCATCAACACCTTTTGGAATAATTAATGTTGCCTTTTTCTCTTTATTATATACTCCTTTTCCATTACATATCTTACATTCTGATTTACCTTTAATAATAGTACCTTCACCTTCACATTTATTACAATTCGTCTGGAATATTGTTTGCATTATTCCCATATTTTGCATTCTATGTATAATACCTCGTCCATCGCATTCAGGACATTTTGTAATACAATCGTGGCAATATTTTTTAACTGTTATTGTTAAATCTTTTTTAACACCATTATAAACATCTTCCAATGTAAGAGTAAAAGTTTTTTCAATAGTACCTGCTTTTGTATTTCTATTGCTACTCATTCCTCCTCTTCCAAATCCTCCGAAACCTCCAAAGCCTCCGAAACTTCCAAAAATATCATCTTCACAATTTCCTCTCGCTTGATTTCTAAATATTGCTTCAAATATTTCATGGGCGTTGTGTGATTGATGATTATTACCATTACCACTATTATTATAATTTTCATCCCCGCACATATCATATTTACGTCTTTCATTTTCATCACTTAGAATATTATAAGCATTTGATATTTCTTTAAATTTTACTTCAGCATTAGCATCTCCTTTATTTTTGTCTGGATGATATTTAAAAGCAAGTTTCCTATATGATGCTTTAATTTCATCTGAAGAAGCATCCTTATTAACTTCTAATATATTGTATAATTTATATCCACTCATTTTTCATATAATAAAATATATTATTTATCTTTTTATATATAATATTTATTAAAATGAAAAAAAGAGTACATAATCTTATAAAAAACTTTATTTTTACATTTTTAATATTTTTGAGATTTTTATAAGATTATGTACTCTTTTTTTTCATTTATATATACGATAAATACGATATATACGATATATACGATATATACGATAAATACGATATATAAAGATTATCTAATTGCGGTTATTTTCTTCTTCGCTATCGTTGCTTTTGTAGCAATCATCGTCTCCAAACCTATTTTCAAATTTTTTGATTTTATCGCAGTGATATTTATCAATATATTCTATAATGAAGTGTGAATATAGATTAATATAATTATCATCTTCATCCTCACAAACTTTATAATCAATTAAGCCATAATGATCCATATAATTTTTCATTATTTTAAATACTCCGTAATCATTCACAACCTCCTTAGCCTCCGCAAGGTTGGCTTTAGCATAGGTATTTGTCATAATTTCTTTTGTAATCAAGTAATCAATGAACTTGTCTCCATTCTTAATATGCATCTTGAGGAATTTTAACACGACACATGTCAACTTATCGTATTTGTCGGAGTAAGCGTAAGTGTAAGCAGACATTCTATCAATCAGATTGTTAGTATATAATATAGTAACGCACCCTATCAATTTTTATTTTAATCCACCCATATCTTTTATATATATATATATGTTCTAATATTATTAAAAATTGATTTAATTGTATCTATTTATTTTCAGTATAAAGTAAAGATAATGTATAACATATTGCTATATAGATAAAATATAAATCGGTATTATGATTTATAATAATAACTATATAGTAAGCAAAAAGGATTAATAGTGTATATTATTCAGAAGGCAATCTGTCAAGAAACCGCAAGGTGGAATCGCTGATAATATATATTACCTTAGTAGCGGGTTATACATTATCTTTTTATTATTTATTTTAGTATAGAAAAAAAGAGTACATAATCTTTAAAAACTTTTATTTTTATAACTTTTTTATTTTTGAGATTTTTTTAAAGATTATGTACTCTTTTTTAATTATGTAAATAATAAATAGTAATCGTTGTATGTTAAAAAGTGAGTTCATAAAAAGAAAGAATGAAACTGATAGAGTAAGGCTAAAATATCCCGAAAGAGTTCCCGTTATGGTGTTTAAATCACCTGGATGTTTATTGACTGACATTGGAAAAAATAAGTTTCTTGTTCCCGTAGATATGACATTATCGCAATTTGTAGCTATTATAAGGCAGCGTATTAATATAAAGCAGGATAATGCTATATTTATATTTATAAATAATTTATTACCACCACTATCAAAAACTATGATTTCATTATATGAAGAATATAAGCAAAATGACGGCTTTTTATACATACATTATAATGGCGAATCAACATTTGGTAGAATAAATATGTTATAAATTAATAAAAAATTGATGATAATGTGTTCTTACTGCTTAATTAAAGCAAGCAAATAACTTTGTAAGTCCCGAAAAGTTTTACAAGAAGTATCTTATCAATTCATCGCACTTTAAAAATGCTGTCAGTTGATAAGTCGTGTAAGGTTCCTTATGATGTATTTGGTGTCAAAAAAACGAAAAAATATAATAGGCGTGTTACTTCAATCCAAGTCATCAAGTATATATCTTATTCCGACGATGATTATTGCGATAATATTAATAATAATTTCAAAGATTTTGAAACACACTATGACCCGCGCGATTACGACACCTTAGGAGATTTGCCCTGATAATCACATAATTCCTTATATCCCCCTAAAAAATTACTATTACAAAAAATCATAGGAAAATATATATATTGTTTCTTTGTATATTTTTCTATTTTTTTATAAAACTCATCTCTTTCTCTTAATGTTTTTATAAAATTATCACAATTAATTATTTTCTTTTTAGATTTTATATTATTGATTGCTAATTTACAATATTTACAATTTGATATTGAATATATTGTATAACCATCTTTAATAGGTTCCGTTAATTTATAACTCATTCTATTAAATGAAAAAATAATAATTAATTTATCTATCTATTCTTCCAATTACCAGCAGCTTTCTTAAAAGCTTCCATGTGAGATAATTTGGGATTGTTTTTTTTAACAAGCGGTATCTCTTTTTTCATAAATTTATTATATTCTGATAATTTACGCGGCTTACTAGCTTTCTTTTTTCCTCCTAATAATTCAGGATCTTCAAACCCCTCGTTATTTCCACCTTGTTTATCACAATTACAATAACCACCTCTCGGCATTTATTTAACTCTTATTTATACTATTAACAAACATTTTTTTTATAAAGAGTCCAAAACCCCAAGAACTCTCTGTTATTTCTGTTATAATTCTTGTAAAATTATATTGATGTAAAAAATTATCAATGTCAGTAATAAGTGGGCAATTTTCATAAATTTTTTGCGTATATATTTTTATACAAATAATATCTATATTATTAATATTTTTAATACCACCTTTTAATGCCAACAATTCGGCACCTTGTATAGATATAAACCACATATTATAAGATTTGTAATCAATATTATGAATGTTATATATTGTATCTATCGTTTTTGATAATATTATTTTCTTTTCGGTGATGTATATATTTGGACTATATTTTTGATTTTTACTATAATTTAATATAGAAGTTGATTCGTTATCATTTGATATATTTAAACAATATTCCTTATCGTCTATGTCTGCTACTAAATATTCTAATATATTATTATTAGTATCTTGGACGTTAGCATCTATCCATATTATATTATCTATTTTTAACGATTTGTAAAAATCTAATTCTTCACACTTATTGGCACCAATATGTACTACTCCTTTTATTTTATAATTTTTTAATATAAAAAACCAGTCATAAATAATCATTATTTTCCTAATAACTTTTTATGTCTTGAACTATTTATATGTCTATAAATATGATAATCTCTAAAACTTACGTATGAAACACCACAATCACAATTTATAGTATTTAAATGTTTACGCATCTCATAATCTTCTTTTGATTTCTCTTTATATTTTTTTTGAACCGATAATACATAGTTTCTACAATCATTACAATATTGATAATATATATTATCTTTAACATTTTTAATGCTATAATTTGATATATCCTTAGTCTTATGACACTTAGAACATTCCATAATTAAAATTAATTTTATATCACAAACCTCTTATAATCAATTTTTATATCGTTTATAATATAAAAAAATGATTTATCATACAATAAAGATATATACCAATATACAAAACATCCTTTAATAGAGATGTCAGAATATATCTATATTCAGCAGAATAATGACTGGGATTATGAGGAAAAATATAAATTTGGATATACATATTATAATTGACGTTCGGCGTGCCATTTTTTAAACTTCTCATTGTAGGAGCAAGCAAATTTAAGAGCAGTCATAGCATTTTTATCTCTAAAAGCAGTTCTTAACAATTTACTATCACTCATAGTTTGTACCAATGCTATACCAATGGATTTATCATTAATACTTTCATATATATTATATATATCGGGTTCTAAAGTTTTCATTAAATATAATATTTTCTCATTTCCCCCAACATTATCATTTTTATTATCCGGTGGTAATATAACTGGTTCTGTGATATTGTTATTAATCGTATTAGTAGGTGTATCAATAGCATTTATAGTTTCCATAGTTTTAAATTCTGTAATATCCTTTGTTTTTCTAATAACTTCTATAATATTAGCATCATCAAAATTATATAGTTTGGGTTTGTATTTGATATCATAAGGCCATATGTATATACCTCTACAAGTATAATTTAATTTTTTAGTGAATTTTTCTATCTCTTCAATAGATTCTTTATACAAATTAAAATATGTTTTAATCTTAAAATTACATACATCTATAGTACTATCTGGTGTATATTGATTTTCTAATAAATTATATATAATTTTAATGCGTTCAGGTAATATTTTATTTTTTAAATGTATGCCTTCGTAGCAAATTATATCATTTATTAAAAAAGTCCATGTGTCATCTTTACATTTCACCATTTCACCATCAAGCAATGTGTTTTTAAATAAATTCTTATCAAATAATCCCCTCCCAAAAATTATACGTGGTCTTTGATATCCAGGATGGATTTTTTTATCAATATAGTACATAATTTCAATATCATTATATAGAGTAAAATAAAGATAATATCGGTTCCCATTAGAACGTAAATTAAACATATGGTTTTTTAAAATAAAATTAATATTATTATTATCTAAATTGTGGTGATGTCTCTGTAATATTTTGATATTATATTTACTATACAAATCGTTTAATATAATATCTTTGTGGTCATTACTTTTAATGTTAAAAGCAATTCTGTTAGAGAAACTGATAATACCCTGCATTTTATATTGTGTATTATAATTTTATAATACATATCATTTTTTTAAATAAAAACAATATAAAAATAATTAATCATATATATATGATTTGAAATTATAATGAATAATTTATATCACGATTGGTTTAATAATAAATCATACTGGTTTCAAAAAAATAAAGATGTTGATAAATATTTATGTGATAAATATCTAAAATATATTGAAAATACTAAAAATATAATAGCATATAAAGACTTCTATAGTAAAGAAACCCTGATATCATGTATATTGTTATTGGATCAGATACCTCGACATTACAAAAGATTATATGGCGCCGAAGGCGTTGAAATAGATGTTGATAAATATTCGGAAAAGGCTACTAAATTAATTAATTATATATTATCAATTTATTCTAATGGATTATGTATTGATGAACTTAGTTTTATTCTATTGCCATATAGACATATTAAAAATATTGAAAAAATACATGAAATAGTAAATATATACATAAATATATATAATAATACTGATAGCGACAAATTAAAATGTAAAAGATATTTAACTGCTACATTAAATAATATTTATAAAGATATTAATGCCACATATTTAAATTGTACTTTGCCTATAAAGGAGTGGCATGATATTGATAAAAATATATTTGACAAATCATCTCTAAATATACATATACATGATATAGAAAATATCGAAAATATTGAAAATAATATTGTTTATAATACTATTAGCAAAGAGCTAAGCAAATTAAATAATCCACGCATTATAGTTTCTGTGTCTGGTGGTGTAGATAGTATCGTAGCTTTATATATTTTAAATAAATTATCAAATAATGTATTGGCACTTCATATAAATTATAATAATCGCGATGAATCACTTGAAGAACTTAATTATGTTAATTATTTCTGTTATAAATTGGGTATAAAACTCGTATATAGAACTATTACTGAAATTAAGAGGGCAGATTGCCTAAATAATGGTTTGAGGGAACTATATGAAGACATTACTAAAAAGATAAGGTTTGATATGTATCGTAAGCTAATAGGTAATGATGAAAATACAATAGTATTATTGGGGCATAATAAAGATGATTGTTTTGAAAATATTATTACTAATATTACAAATAGGAATAACTATGATAATTTATGTGGTATGGAAATATTAAAAAAAATAGATGAAATTAATTTTTGGAGACCTATGCTAAATGTTGAAAAAAAAGACATTATAAACTTTGCGAATATCAACAACATACCTTACTTATGCGATAGTACACCCGAATGGAGTGTACGAGGCAAAATAAGAGATAAACTAAGGCATATACTTAAAAATCTAAATAATAATAAATTAGATGGAGAAAATATAGATAATATTAATGCTTTTTTTACACTAAGCGAACATATTACAGAGAGCTATCATATAATAAATGATGTAATTATTAAAAATTTGCTTTCAAATATTGTCATAGAAACTAGTGATAATAGCGAATATAAAAATTACGCGGCTATTTATGATACTAAAACATTAGAAAATTTAAAGTATAAAAGTATTATGAAAATATTCTTAAATAAATTAAATATTAATATATCTAATAAATGTTTAAATGATATAATAATCTATATTAGTAAAAAAAGAGATGGCTACTTTGTAATAAATAAGTATTATAAAATGAAATTACGAAAAGAAGGGCATGATATGTATAAACTATATATTATAAATGATTATTATGATTAATTATTTTTTATCATAATTTATAAATATAATTATATAAAAATATTAAATATCAATAAAATAATGAGTAATAAATTAAAGGAATTTAATAATATTTGTGATATACCTGAAAATACAATAGCTGTTGATGGATTTGTATATTCGCTTAATGGATGGAAACATCCGGGAGGGCATCAAATAATGATATTTGGTGGCAATGACGTATCCGTACAATATAAAATGATACATCCTTTTCACAATGATAATATGCGGA